CACAGCATCTTGAGCTCTCTCATCTGTAAAATATTGATTTGTTCCTTCTTCGATATCTGTTGTAGATAGAGCATTAATTGCTGTTGTAATATCTGAAGTTAAAGCAACTGTTCCAGTTGAATCTGGCAAAGTTAATGTACGATCTGCAGTAGGATCTGTGACCGTAAGAGTAGTTTCATGATCATTTGCAGTTCCTTCAAACACAATGCTTGAATCTGAAAGATATAGCCCAGAAACTATTGGAGATGTTAAAGTCTTATTTGTGAGTGTATCTGTCGTTGCACGACCAACTAGAGTATCTGTCGCATCTGGAAGAGTTAATATGCGATCATCTGTTGGTTCTCCAACCGTCAATGTGGTCTCATATGAGTCTGCAACGGCACCTTCAAATACGATGCTTGCATCAGACAGAGTTAGACCAGAAACGACGGGGGATGTAAGAGTCTTATTAGTTAATGTATCTGTAGTATCGGTTCCTACAAGTGTAGTTGTAGCATTTGGAAGAGTTACGGTTTTATCAGATGTTACATCTGGTGCTGTAAGGGTAAGTTCATGATTATTTACTGTTCCCTCAAAAATTATATTTAAACCTGGAAGTGTTAGGTCTCCATCAAGAAGTTCGGCTACGCCTACTCCTTCATCTTTACTTAAATCTGATACCTCTAAATATCCATTAAGGGTATTATTGAGATCTGTTGGAACTACGTTTGCATATGCAGTAATTGAATTCCATGGAGTGGAACCAGTACCTACTTTAAATTTAAGGGTATCTGTTTCAATACCTATTTCTCCCGCCCGCAATGTTGGATTTGATGAAACCCAATTTGCTGCGGTATCCCTACGAAGTTGAATTCTAACTGCCATTTGCTATGCACTCCCTCCATCTATTATATCATTATTAGGTGCTGATGCATAGGATGTACTTGCAGTTCCGCCGTCCATAGAAACAATATAATTTAATTCATCTACATATTGTCCATAGTCTACATGTCTTACTAATCCTTCGCCTGCATAATGCTGGTGATCTAACAATTCTTTTGGTCCAGCTACATCATACCAGATTGTTCCATTATAAGTTTTAATTGTTTGTTCTGTTGTATCAAAATAAATTGAACCTTGCGTAGGACTATTTGGAGCTGCTGCTAGAGCTTGAATTGCTGACGCTGAAGACGATCCAGCTCCTGTTCCTATTGCCGTCCAAGTTGTTCCATTATAAAATTTTAAAACATTTGAAGTTGTATTATAGTAAATGGCACCAGACACCCCGCTTGCTGGGTCTGAAGCCAGCGAAGGCGGGGTAACTGGAGTTAGAAATTTTCTAGCCATTATTAGCCAACAACAACCACTCTATATTGATTAGATGTTGGAGCTACAGCAAACTTGATAGTCAAGTTATTGCTATCAGTGTGCTCTACGTCTGCTTCTACTTGTGCATATGGGGATGCATTTTCATATACCTGAACAGATACATCTCTTGTTGCAAGAGCATGATTTACTGTATAGGAAGTTGCTGATCCATCTCCAACTGCAAACGCTAGTTTGCGAGTTCCATATCCATTTGCAGTATCAAATACTAGGGCTCCACCACTAAATGTGAGTCCTGTACCGTTATTAATGCCAAGTCCAGAAGCTGTTACTTCTAGACCGTCATTAGTGTTTACTTTTACTTCTACCGCTCCGCCAGTATTTGTAAGAGAAGCATTTCCTGAAGTTGGAGTTACATCTACGCTGAAAGTACTTCCTGTTAGAGTTAATCCGTCTCCAGCTAAGAATACACCAGCACCAGAGAATTGCTGGAATACAACTGGGTCGGTTCCGACAGTTGTAACTTCATCTACCATTACCCAGCCAGTATTGGCTAAAGTTGTACCAGCATCTACGAAGGTAAAATCGCCACCAGCCATTTCGAGGGCAGTATCAAAATCAGTAGCACGTGTTAGAACCCAGTTTGTTGAAACTGTACCTACTGTTGTAAGGGTATAAATACCATTTTCAAATGTGTTGGTCTGGCTCTTTACAAGGATACGAGCATTAATCGCAGGACTTACTCCGTCTGTAGTAAATGCTGCTTGAGTTCCAGCGTTAGTAAGTGTTGCTCCTACGCCAGAAGTTCCATTGCTATAAGTAGCATTTAGGTTTGCTGTTGTTGCAGCATAAGAAGCGGCATGAATATGTAAACCCTCAGCAACTCCATCAACATAAGCCTTATTGGCAGCATCTCCAGCATTTGTTGGGGCTGCAAGGTTTGTAATTTTGTTGCTATTAGCATTAAGGTCTGCACTAAGAGTAGTTCCTGAACCTAGTGTCTTATTTGTTAAAGTTTGTGCTCCATCATTTGTAGTGACAGTTGAATCAATATCAATTGTAAGAGTTCCAGCACCATCATTATAGTTTTTATCTAAGCCTGTTCCAGCAACAATTAAGTTAGCTGCAACATCCTCTATACGATCAACATTTAATGTTACTGCACCAGATGTTACTGTAAAATCTGTTCCGTCAAACGATGCGATACCTTTATTTGAAGAAGTTGCATCTTCAGCAGCTACAGTAATAGATGCTCCAGCATGTGTTACATCTACACCTTCTCCTCCAAGAATTGAAATTCCATGTGAGGACGGAGTAAGAGCTCCAGAATCTGTAGTTACTGATTTTACAACTGTATCTTCTAGCTCTACAGCACCAGTTGTTACGTTAAAATCATCGGCATTAAAAGATGCAATACCTTTATTTGTCGTACTAGCATCTTCTCCTGCAATTGTAAGGGTTCCACCAGCATCATCATATGTTACATCGATGCCTTCGCCTTCTTTTACAAGACCAGTAACTGCATCAGCTACAGTGTCATCGATAAATTCTGCTAGATCTGTAACTTGAGATGTAGCAATTTGAATATTTTGTTCATTTGCTGCGGTTAATCTACCTTGAGCATCTACTGTGAATGATGCAGTCTTGGCTGCGGTAGTTCCGTAGTTTCCAGCAGTTACGGCTGTATTATCTAAATCAATTGTTGTATTGCCAGTTACTGCATCGTCATATGTTGCTGTTAATCCAGTTCCGCCAATTAAGGAAGAACCTATGATGTCTTGAATTACTTCAGTTGAACCAGAGGCTGGCACCCATGCGGTTCCATTGTAGAAGTACAAAACATTTGTTGTTGTGTCGAAATAAATTTGACCTGCTACTGGGCTCGACGGCGCAGCGCTGAGGTTTTGGATTCTGGCATTCTGAAGTTCATTCTTGTTCAGATTTATGCCAGTTACGAATAATCTTGCCATTTTTTCTCCTTACGACAGGTACGCTGTCCCTGAGAACGGTTGAGCCATTTTCAGTGTTATTTGATTATTACTATTATAGTCTATTCCTGTTTCTACTAGATCTCCTGCGCTATTTTTAACTGTTACATTAGGCTTAAAACCTAAATTATGAGTTATTACCAAAGAATATTCAAGATTTACTGGTCCTGTAACTTGATTAAGGGCCCAAGAATATTCAAAAGAAAATTCGGCAGGTAATTGCTGAAGAGCATAATTTGAAGCACCAGCCCAAGATGTATCTAGAAGCTTTGGGCCATAAAAATATGTTGTTACTGTGTCATAATAAAAATCCCCAGTAACTCCCAGATTGTTTGATGGAGCTCCTGCTCCATTTAAAATAGTTCTTCCGCCTGGACCTTGTGGTCCTGGTGAAGATACTACTACTTTATTATTTAGCTCTGTTACAACTACGGTGTTTTCAGTAGACATTATATTGTTACCGACCTGCTCAAAGTTAAAAATCCTTCAACTAATTTAGTTTTAACTGCGCTTGCGTCAGTCAGCATTAGATCATATGAAGACTTTGGATAGAATAGTTTATTTGTTTGAGTAGGAGTCATTCTTACTGTCAATTTTCCATTAACTGGATCAATAGTAATTCCGCCAGAAGGAGATGTCAGGGTAAAGGCTATCTTTGATCCGCCCTTTGTATCACGAACTTGCATTTTTGCAGTTGAACCTGTGATATTAATTGGCGCACCAGTTGTATCTTTATATTCTACTATAAAGGTGAAGGTAGTGTTTTGGTCTACCTCCCAATTTTTTTGTCCTGCCATGTGCTGAAAATCTCCTAAATAGGAAAACTCCTATGCTTATTTTAGCACAGGAGCTATCCTAATCTACTTACTTAAATTATACCTTTTTGGTAAATCCAAATGAACTTTCGTTTGGATTCAATGCCTTCAGAATAACTGGAAGACATGCTGCAATACCACCCTTAACTAAATCTCCTGGGTCGGTGTTGCCAGTCATATATAGAGCAATAGCGGCACCTAAAAAGTGACGACCATAGCTTGCTAACGCTGCTAGAATTTTCTCTTGCATTGTTACCTTTCCGTCTTGATTAAGATCTTCTTTCATAAAGACCTCCTGTATCTGGGCACGGTGCCCAGGAATTTTGGGGGTTAGCCCAATACTAATATTGTAGCACTAAGAGGTAATATCCACAATTTCGCAATTTCCATCAGAGGTACATGCGAGTGTTTGTGTGCCACTTGTTCCATCTTCTGTCTCATAGAAAGATAAATCTTCCCAACGGATAGATGATGGCATTTTTGCTAGAAGTTCAAGATACTCAGTTTCTGTAACTTGCTGATATGGAGCTTGCTTATATGAGTGATCTGAATGCGGCAAAAACGAGATACCAGAAACTTCATCAAAGTGTTTATATACCCATGCTCCAACTTCCATCCATTCATCCTCTTTTACTGAAACAGTAATTGATGGTTTATGCTCGCACCATTCACGCTGATACACGAGCCATGTATTTAAATGATCAATGGCTGTAAGATCATCTCGTACAATTGCGCCTTCTGGTGCTTTTACTGGAAATGAAAATACGTAAGTATCATTAGGTTTCATAAAATCATCTTCCCATGGGATTCCGACTTCTTTTAAGAATGTTGATAGGGGATCTTTTTTATCGCCCCTAACAGTTCTTATGTAATATGGAGAATGCCATGCATGCATACCTGATGATACTCCTACAAGTTGTGATACAGTTCCTGAAGGTTTAACACAAGTAATAGCAGCAGACTCGTTAATTCCAATTCTGCCCGCCTCTTCTTTGTTAATCCGTCTTGCAAGATCACGAATCTCAGACAAAAATACTCCAAGCTTATCTAAGTTTTCTTTTCCAGACATAAACTTATGTCCAAATTGACCTGTTAAAGATACCCCAAGTAATCTTTCTTCTTCTGTGTTGTCTTTCCAAATTTTACGAAGATACTTAAAGTCTGTAAGTGTTGATTGCCAGGTTCCAAGAATCGTAGCTAATCTAACTTTGTTTTCGATATCAGCCAAAGTGTCATCTTCACGAATTACAACTTCGGATAGATTACAGAACTGATAAGGCCTAAGGATAATTTCTGAGCAGGGGTTGGTTCCATAATGAATCTCTGGATCTCTCCGACCCCATCTTGCTGCTTGTTTCTGAGCTGCAGCAACATTGTATATACCACGCTCACCTGATTTTGAATCATAAAGATTTTTCCATTCCGCAATAAACTGTTCCATTTCTGGCTTACGAGAATACGCTACTGAGTTATTTGATAATGCACGTTGTGAGTTTTTCTCCCACCAGTTACCAGCTTTTGCTGCTGCCATTTCAATGTCGTTAATGTTTGATAGTGAAATCATTGCAGATCTACGAACTCCACCAACAACTACAACTTCTCCAATCTTACACATAATATCGTGTGCTTCTATTGGTTTTAACTGACGGCCTGCTGCTGATTTAAATTTTGCAATCGTAAAATCAAAAAGATTGATTAATGGCTGAGGTCCTGAGGAGCGGCCTCCCATTGTTTTAAGACGTGCTCCTGCTGGTCGCAACTTTGAAACATCGATTGTGGGAATCTGTCCTGCCCATAACATTGCTAAAAGTTCACGATAAGATTTTGCCCATCCGTTTTTAGAATCTTCGACAACTATTGTAGTTGTAGATTTTTCAAATGATTCTGGGACGGCAGGAAGTTTGTTAACATACTTATATTCAACTGAGAAACCAACACCAGTTCCACACATTAAGATATACATAGTTTCATCAAATGAACGAGGTGAATCAACTGGAACAAATGAGCAGTTATATCCTGCAACATGATCTCTATCTAATGCAGGACCTGCAGTCATTACTGATCTCATTGAAGGCATTACATTTCTATCATATACAAATTCTTTTAATTCATCTACAAGCTTTTTATTAGGTGTATAGTTAAAGTTATTTTTTAAATAATCCAGCATAAAGTTAAAATAACGATCTACTGTTTCTCCCCATGTTTCTCTTCTGTTTTCATCTGATATCCATCTTGCATATCTGGATAATGCAATAAAATTTTCATATGGGTTTTCAATAGCTCTTGACATATAACACCTTTTCTCCGCCTTGCGGTTAATTTAAAAATTGATAGAGTCTTATTCTAGCAAACTTTATTTATAGAGGGAAGGGGTTAAGAAAACTTTTTAAAAATGTGATCAAACGCATTATTAGTCAACTGATTCCAATTATACTCTTCATGTATCTTAGTTGACTGAGCATAATAATAACCAGCATATGCATTAAAATTTATAGAAACATCTCTCATAAGTTCAAGTAGATGTTGATAGTTTGGTTCATAAACTTTTCCTTCATGTGGAAAAGGCCAAGGAGAATCTATTACTTCCGACTTCAAACTTAATGGACCAATATACTTTTTATAATGTGCCCATTCTCCAACACATATTGTTGGCATTCCAGTTGCTAATGCTTGTAATGGAATAAATCCAAATCCTTCTCCATAACTGGGATAGACAAGAACATCATGATCATGATACAATTGAATTAATTCTTCTGTTGTCATATCTTTATCTATTATATATATATTATTATATAGTTCATTTGGTAAACCTAATATATTCTTATCTATATAATTATTATATATTCTAGTAGTATTATGTTTAAAAGCTTTAATTGTTAATGAGTAATTATTATTATTACCATAAAGATTAACGAAAGCATCTACTACCATTTGTCCAGCTTTACGTGGAGCAGGTTCGCCAACATGTAAAAACTTTATAACGCCATCATCACGACGGCGGCGGGGAAACCAAGAAGACTCAATCCCATGTGGATAAACACGAACATCTTTGTATCCATTATCCTCAAACACATTGGCACACCAATCAGATGTTGTCCAAATTTCATCAACAAGACTTAGTGTTTTACGCCATGTTTCTGGTATCACAGTTGATTCCCATGGAGTATAACTAATCTGATATTGATTTCGATGAAGTTTAAAGTAGTTTGGCTGAGAAAAATTTAATTGAACGGGCGCTTTTGAATATTGAAAATTAACTTGATGACCCAGATCTTTTAATGAATTAATTATTTTTATGCCTGCATGACCGTATCCATTATTAGTTTTCATGTTTATTGTCGGTGTTGAGAATGAAATGTCCATATAATTTTCTGGTCAACCAGCTTGACACGATTTGCCAAACAATGCTACTATTGTAGTTCGTTATCTCTAAAGGAGGAATACCAATGGAGAATATAAAAGAAAAGCTGAGCGATGTTGCTCATAGCTGGTCCGTTATAGGAATGATAACATTATTTCTATTCGGAGTCCAGCCTGAAACAATGACGACAGCAGAGGCTCTGATTGTAAAACCAGAGATCTCAAAAGCACAACAAGCAAAACTGAATGAAGAGACGCTGGAAAAATTCAGCAACACTGTGTACAAACCTTCAGAAATGCTTACGGATAAAGAGTTGCTGCAACTTCTCAAGTCTGTAGGATTTGAAGGACAAGCCCTTAAAATGGCTTGGGGTATTGCCAAAGCGGAGTCCAATGGACGCCCTATGGCTTACAACGGAAACAGGAATACTGGAGACAGTTCCTACGGAATTTTTCAGATCAATATGCTAGGTAACCTTGGTGATGATCGCAAAGAGAAATTCGACCTGAGATCAAATGTACTATTGTTTGATCCAGTAATTAACGCAGAGATAACGTATTATATGACTAGAGGCGGAGTAGATTGGTCATCTTGGCCAAATTCTATTAGTAAAGCTAAGAAGTTGATATTTCAATTTCCAAAGTAGTTAGGAGATAAATTGAGGATACAGATTGTGTCCAAATATTTAACCCTTGCAGAAGAGGGCCTTGTTGCAAAAA